CTGCTGGTGGTTCACAACCACCTGTACCTGTATCTGTACCACCTTGTCCTGCACAAGAGCCCTCAACAGGTGCACAAGTCCCATCAGAACACGTCTGGAAACCTCGCTCTTCACAAGTGAGAGTGGTCTCCTCATCTTCTCCAAAACTCCATGAATCTCCGGGAAGGTCACCAATGGCGGCGAGTAAGTCCCTCTCATAACCTCGCCTCTCGTCAAATATATCTCTCTGTAAGTCAAGATATGCTTTGTCTTCTCTTCGTCCTATATCAGCAGAAACATCTCCAAAGCCGCTAATTATATCACTTCTAACATTAGTCATTGCTTGTACACCTGCTCCACTACCAGCAAAACCAGAGCCAGCTTGTTTCAGTTGTCCTTGTTGTGTTAAATCCAATAAGTTTCCAGTTGAACCTCTCCTTGCCGTAGCCAATGTATCACTAAGCCCTGCTGTAGTTAAGTTGTATTTTCCCCTTGTTATATCTGCGCCAGTAGGGTCATAAGTCGGCAAAAGACCATAAGCATCATCATCTACGGTTATGCCTAACCTAGTCAGCATGTCTGCTTGTGATGTATCTGCATATGGGTCAAAATCAACCCCACCACCGTGCTGATAACCTTTTATATAATCTAACAGACCGGGCATATTAACTCGCTAAATATCCTAATAATGTATTTGGGTTTTGTCTAATCATTCCGCCCTTGTTTGCAAGAACCGCTGTATCTAAATCAAATTCTGGAGAAATAAATGGATTGAAATATTTACCGGGATTTTCACGACCTGCAATTTTACCAAACATATTATACTCATCGGGTGCAAAACCTGCTGTTAATCCAGATTTGAGTCCTGACAATGCCGCTCTTTCAAGCATACCGCTTTGATATTCTTCTCCCGCTCGTTCAATATCTCCCAGACCTGCTTCTTTTGCATACATCATATCCATATCTATATCCTGTTCTCCACCATAACCGATTTTTTCACCTCCGTACTTACCAAAGGCAGATGCACCGCCAATCAGTAATGGAAGAAGCCATGGAGCGGTTGCTGGATTAGTAAGAAAACCAGCCTTTATAAGTGGTGCCGCCCATGCCACGCCACCGGCACCTACAAGACTAAGCAAAGAACCAAATAAACCTGCCTTTTTCTGCTTTCCAACCTGTTCAGTTTGGGCTTCTCCATAAACATCAGATGCTTCTCGTTTTTTTACCAATCTTTTTAAACCGGCTAAACCGGCTGATACGCCACCACCTTCTTGGAATGATTGTGGTTGAAATTGTAATTGCTGTCTAGGGTATTGCTGTGGCATGTTACCGCCATACTGCATACCAAGTAAAGTTCTCATAGAGACTCCTTATATAAACCACGTAAAGTGGGTAAAATTTCACGTTTTAAAATAACAAATTTATTCATCTTTTAAAATACCTTAATAAGTCTTTTAATTCACCATTACACAGGGTCTAAATATAACCAGTAACAAGTACCATTAAGCCATATTGGTATTCTGTGAGATAAAGTGCCAACAGCATCTAAAGCAGTGGCATCTATAGCTTCTTCTAAAAACAAAGATAATGTTGATAATGTATCTGTGCCACTACCTGCGGAATTTTCAGCTCCAATATATATCTGGTCAGCAGTAAGAGCAGATGGCTTGGTTCCGTTAACAATAACTAATTGACCAACCGCATCACCATCTATAGTAGGAGTGGCATCTGTATTATTTATAGCAACACAATCATCTCCTCCATCTACAAAAAACGCCGCCTGTTTATTAGCTGTTTCAATTCTAAAATCTTGACTAGCATCAGCGGCTTGATTAAATGTTGCTCCAAGTGAATTAATAGTAAGCCTCGCATTGGCATTTGTATTAACGTAAAAATTTATTGCATTAGTACCAAAATTCATCTTAGTACCTGTATTGCCAATATGATGACATCCTTCTGAAAGACCTAACTCACCAACTACAGATAAGGTATCTTCTGATTCATCCCATAAGGCATACTTTCCAGAAGTTGCTCCAAAAAATTTAACATCATAGCCGGTATCATCTACTCCTATTGTAACTGAACCATCAATTTGCATATTTCCATCTATGTCAGCAGTTCCACCTACAATTAAGTTGTTCTTGATAGTGATATCCCTATCTACATATTCATTCCCATCTGAAGATAAATAAGATTTATGAACCCTGCCTCTATATTTTTTAAAAAGAGCCAGTTGCTTATTAGATGACTGAGCAAAAACAATGTCTCCGTCTTTCATTGAATTTGATGATGGTGGATAACCAATAACCGATTTTGTACCCACAAACGGAGAAGAAGTTTCTTTACTATTCTCTAATACTCTTGATATTCTGTCAGCCATCAAGAAACTCTCTTATGAAGTGTTCTGTATTCAATGGATATGTCATTAATATCAAACGTACCAGAAGTTGGAGGATTAAACTTTAATTGTATACTTTGACAACTTATAGGAGATGATGGAGTAAAAGTAGCCACATCCCAAGCTTGTACTCTATCCAAATCTCCTGAATCATCCCCTGCTGGAGAAACATTTGAGCCTGTAGCGAAATCTGACCAAGAATCCTTTCCATCTATGGAATATTCCAATGGTGTTAATTGGTCTACAGATGATTTATATGTAGAATAAACCTTATATATCTTTTTAACATTTGATGGGTTTCCAAAATCAATATCTTTAGTAGTTATATTAATATTAGACTGACCAGATGATTCGTTACTCCAATATCTCATTTCAACTGTGCCACTATTATCGTATCCAAAAAACAGATTACCTTGCCAATCTGTTACAAAATTAGTGTATTTTTTCTGGTCTGTAAAAGCATTGTCAGCAAATGTCCAAGACCTTGTTTTAAAATCATATATGTACGCATCTCCGCTACTGACACTACCATTTGCGGCTACACCACCATAGTTATTCCCTGTTAAATCATCCCCATTTGAGTCCTTCATAACAATTAATTGTTTACGTCTTTTTTCATAACCAACTATACTGTAGCCAACAAGATTTGAACTATACATAAAGTCGTTCCATGCCGGGGGAAAAACCCCATTAGCACTGCTAGTTTCAACTATTTTATTATCTATTAAATTTATTATCTTGCTTCCATCATATATATAACAACCATTTTCATTAACCCAGCATATGCCATAATCTGTTCGTACAACAGCGCTAGGATGTTGTACCCCGTTGTGTTTAATGTTTTCCTCGAGAAACCAATTTGAGTCTGACGGTGACGATACATTAATAATTTGAACTGATTTTTGCTTGAAAGCCAAAAGTCTATCGGCATATTCTTCTAGTTTAACATAATTCTCAGCATCACCCTTAACAGCATCAATATAATTAAAAGATGGAAATGTATCAAATTTGTTAGGCATAGAATACATTATTCTATCACCATATACAGTAGCCTGTCCAGTTGTAGGATTAACAGTTTTTACATGAGCAACAAAAGTTCTCCTATTTGCTACTATAGCTGTCTTCCATCCTTCATTGATACCACCAATCGTTATTGAGTCTACTGTTGGTGGAAAGCCATTTATACTTTCATACGTATCTAAATTAGGTGAAAACGAATTTACAGATTCACTATATATAGCGGCTAATGATGCTCCAGTTACATCATCACCACCATTCCAACCCGTTAATCCACTAACATCACTTTCTGTTCTCTGAACATAATCAGAATCTAAAGACGCTCTTACTCCTTTTCTAAAATCTATATCAGCTAAAAGCACCCAAGGTTCATCATTTTCACCACTAGATTTAAAATAAGCTCTTCCACCGCTTATTCTTTCATCAAAAGGAGACCGAACTCTAATGACTATTATTTGTTTATAATCATCTGTTACAGCAAATGTATTACTAGATGAAGGCACATACAATAACGATTCTTGATTTTCATCATATATAAAACTTATAGCAACCTGATATGTATCTGCTTTCCATGTAGATTCAGCATCTGCTGATTCTGTAATTGAAATATTAAACCCATCCCCAGCAGTATTATAATC